TTAAATGAGTCTAACTTCTTGGTAGGTAAGATGTTACCAACTAGTTTCTCTAGGGCTTGTACAATGGGCACAGCAGGAATTTGGAAACTTATTATGCTAGCGTGGTGTTATGAAAATGGGTTGGCAGTACCAGCAGCGGCGCCAAATAAACGATTCACTGGCGGACTCTCTCGATTACTTAAAACTGGATTCGTTGACCGTATAGTGAAACTTGACTATAACTCTCTTTATCCATCAGTTATATTAACATGGCACGTTTCAACTCCAATTGACGTTATGAACGTTATGCTTTCATTCCTTGAATATATTCTAACACAACGTGAGAAATATAAAGGATTAAAAGCTGAAGCAGGAGAAAAGGTTGACAGTCTTAAGGAAAAACTTAAAGAGTGTGACGGTGAGGAAAAGAAAGAAATCGAAGAGGAAATCAAGTTTTGGAAAGCTGAAAAGAGTGGCAATGATAAGAAACAGTTACCTCTTAAGATTCTAGCGAACTCATTCTTCGGTGGTTATGGCTCACCTAACGTATTCCCATTTGGAGACATCCTTGCAGCAGAAAAGACAACTTGTATTGGTAGAATGTCTCTTAGATTAATGATTTCTCATTTTAAGAATATAGGTTATGAACCGATTGTTGGCGATTCATTCACAGCAGACACCCCATTATTCATTAAATATGATATTAGTGGTAAGATTGACATCAAACCAATCTCAGAACTAATAGGAGAAACAGAAGTTGACATATTGGGTAGAGAGTATGATACCTCTGAGAAGTCTTATAAAGTCCTTTGTAGGAGTGGTTGGGTCAAGCCTAACTACATATACCGCCATAAGACTGATAAACCATTATATGAGGTTTCTGAGGGTAATATGAGTGTTACAGTAACTGAAGACCACAGCTTGTTTAACGAAAAACAAGAGAAGATTAAACCAAGTGAGATAAATCAGAATACAAGGTTAGAATATTATAAGGATAAGTTTTGGTATGACGAAGGTTCTCACAAGGTTCATGGTAGTGTCATTACCTCTACAGCACGTATGCTTAAGAGAGGCACACTAGACAGAGTGCCAACGTTCCTATTTAATGATGTTAGTTTGGATTATATTAAGATGTTCATCAATGAGTTAGAAGGATGGGATTATTCTAATACAAGTAAGACTTGTCAAGCTGGAATAAATTTTTTAAAGTATAAACTAAATAATGGATAAAACAAATCTTTTTATTGAAAAAGCACGAAAAATTCATGGAGATAAATATGATTATAGTGAATCTGAATATATCAATACAAATACTAAAATAAAAGTAATATGTCATAAAAAAGACAAATTTGGTGACGAACATGGTTATTTTTTGGTAACTCCACATGCTCATACAGGAATTATGAAAAGTGGTTGCCCAAAATGTAGTCACAAATTTAGAAAAGATACTGAATATTTTGTAAAAGAAGCAAAATTAATTCATGGGGATAAATACGACTATTCAAAAGTTAAATATAAAAAAGCATTAGAAGATATTGAGATAATTTGTCCTAAACATGGTTCATTTTTCATTACGCCAAATCAACATTTGTCTGGCGCAGGATGCAAAAAATGTGGATATGAGACAGTAAAAGAAAAAATGTCCATGACCACAAATGAGTTCATAAAGAAAGCAAAAAAAATACATGGTGATAAATATGATTATTCTAAAACGGATTTAGAACATCGTGATGAAAAAGGTAGAGTGATAATCACTTGCAAGAAGCATGGAGAATTTTGGCAAAATCCAAGTAAACATTTAATTGGTCAAGGATGCCAAAAATGTAAACAGTCTCATTTAGAGAATGAAATATTAAACTTTTTAAAAAAAGAGAAAATTGAAAATATAGTCCAAAAGAAGTTTGATTGGTTAGGTAAACAAAGTCTAGATTTTTATTTACCGCAATATAATGTTGCAATAGAATGCCAAGGAAAACAGCATTTTGGTATTGGTAATTGGAATAACAAAAATTTTAATATTATTGAAAAAAGAGATAGTATAAAAAGAAAACTTTGTGAAGAAAATGGGATAAAATTGTTATACTATAGTAATTTAGGTATAGAATACCCATATTTTGTTTTTGAAAATAAAGAAGAACTTTTAAAAGAAATAAAGAAATGAATAATATTAACGTTAAAAAAATGGAGGATAGCCAAACCATCGGTGTTGTGTACGACATATCCTTGGACGGAACAGTAGTTAACGCCCTAGGAATGAACGTGATAAGCAACACCGATGGCTAGCTAGGTTTCAACTTCCAGAAACCACTAGAATTTAGGTATACAAAAGAACATCCATATATTAGTGATGGTGGTGGTAGAAATAGTATAAAAGGAAAAGAATATACAGAAGTTTTTGCTGATATTGCTGAATTTGAGGATTTATATCTTAGTGAGGCATATAACGGTGGAACAAACAAAATGGGTCTTGGCTTGGATGAAGAATGTGATGCAACCATCAACTTCGCACGTAAAAATTATGCCGATTTAATTGGTGATAAGACAAAGAAAGTAGGCAATACAATCAAGTCTAGAAAAATGAGTGGATATCTTGAAAAATTCATTGATGATGGTGTTGATTTGTTACTTCGCGGCAATGGATATAAATTCTTATCCAATTATTATGATTATATTGAAAAAATATACAATTATCAAATTCCGATTAAAGATATTGCTTCGAAAGGAAATATCAAGAAATCAATTAAGGACTACATTGCCGATTGTAAGACACTCACTAAGGCTGGTTCAAAGAAATCTCGTCAAGCTTGGTATGAATTGGTTATAAAAGAGGGGATTAATGCAAATGTTAGTGATACCATATATTACATTAACACTGGTACCAAAAAAGGTCATTCTGATGTAAAGCGCGTAACTCATTATTTCTATTATCTTGATGGTGAGAAAAAAGAAATAACCAAAGAGATTGAAAAGTTATACAAAGAATATCACAAAGCTGCTGCTGAAGGTGGAATTGATAGCAAAAAGACTCGTATGGAAATAGCAAAAGAAACATACGGAGATACTGTATTTGATGAAGATGAAATCATACTTAATTGCAAATTAGTTCCAAACGAAATTCTTGATAAGGAAGAAGATGTTCTTTGTAGTGAATATGATGGGTTGGAATATAATGTCGAAAAATATATTGACCAATTCAATAAAAGAATTACGCCATTGTTGGTTTGCTTTCATCCAGATATAAGAAGTAAAATAATAATAACAAACCCAAAAGATAGACTATTTTTCACTGAGGAACAATCAAAACTTGTAAGTGGCTATCCAAATAAAGAAGGAGACCAAGATACGTTTGAGGCATTAATGACGCCAGAGAGAAAAGAAATTGAATTTTGGACTAAAATAGATGAAATTCCACCATTTGTTAAAGAATGCGGAATTGATTGGGATGATTTGGTAGAAAAGTATAAGAAAGAAGTTGAGAGTGAACAGAATGAATTGTTTGAAGAAGAAAACAACAAATACATTGAGGCAATTACGTCATTAACAAATAAAGATGTTGAGGAGTTTGAAGAGGACGGAAAACTGCCAGCATCAATTTCAAAGATTATGACATTGGGTTCTGATATGAGACTTTATTTCAAGAAAATACCAAACAAGACACCATCAACTGGAGGTTTCCTTTTTGATGATATTTCCTATAATTATTTTGAAAGCGTAGTTGAGTAGCCATTTGGCTACTCTTTTTTTGGCAACTATATACAATTAGGCCCTAATAATTTTATAATGGCAATCAAGTGAGATTGCCATTTATTAACTATTCCATTGTTGCAATGCTGAGTTGAATCCACGATTTATGTAATCGTTCCACCCTTTTGCTTTCTGATAATCTTCTTGACTGTATTCTTTTCTTTTGTTTGGAGTGTAATCGCTTCTTGTTGCGTGATAATTACCCAAATTTCTTAATCTTGCTGCGCCATTTTTTGTCCACTGTCTCCATTCTTCTGGGGTCATATTGTTCATATCTTTATGAACGTTACCTTTACTATCAATCCTATCATCAATTGTTAGTTTACTAAAATCAACACCATTTTTTGCGTGATTAAGCATATCTTGAGCGTTCATTTTTCCAACTTTTGTACCAACATTTGGGTCTAAATTAAATTGTCTTGTTTCTCTTTTATCAGCCAAATCAGCCCAATCATCAGCATTATTGCCGTGATATGACCTACCATTATACATAACTTCATTAACAGTAGATTCTTCAACATTGCTGTTATATGTTTACCAACCTCTATTAGTGTTAAAAGGACTACTGTTTCCCATGGCATTGAAACCCATATTTTCCTTTCTGTTATAATTTGGGTCATCCCAATTTCTCGCATTATTGTATATTGGTTCTTGACCAATTTGCATTCTATCGTTTCTCCTATAATATTCTGGTGTTCCAATAGCTGGTCTGTTTGATGGGGCATTATCATCAGTATAACCAAAGTTTCCTGTATATTCCTCCAAAGTTTCATTAACAGTTGGGTTTGCCGATGATGGATATTTACTTTGGCCTATATTTGGCTGCATACGTCTTTTTTCAAATTCCCCTTCTTTCAATATTCTATTAACTGCATCCTTAACAATGTTATGCAAGTCATCCTCAGTTAATCGTATTAATTGTTTATTCATATTAATATAATGTTTATTTTCGTTTTTATTAGTTCCATATGTTAGTAAGGTTATAATTTCATCAACTAAAAATCATCTTACCATTTTTATCATATAAATATCAGTAAAATTGAAAACTTAATCTATCATTGGTATATCAAGCCAAACTGTATTATTGAAATGATAGAAATTATTGCTAATAGGTAAGTCTTTTACAGACCATAGAATTCCTAGATGTTCGCCACAATAGGGACAAACAACGTCTTTGTTGTCACCAACACCCCAACGTGTTTCGATGATGGTCTGTTTGCAAACGTCTTCATTGTTGAAGTACATTGTCATTGAAATGAGGCTGTCGAACTGTGAGCAATCAATCATATTGCTATTGTTTTTTAAACTATAGCAAAGATACGAAAAAAGTCCAGCGAATGCTGAACTTTTATAGGTATAACAGACTATTAGGGGTCAAATAGTATATAGTTGCCCTTTTTTTGTTATTTTTATTAATCTTTAGTTTCTTTTTGTGATGGGAATGATATTTATTGTAAATAGGTATGTAATATAATCATTTACAATAAGTATATAATTATGGGAAAAAGAATAAGACACCTTGAATATTATGGGTATGTAGACCAAAATGTGTATCTTGGAATACCCAATACTGACTTGAGTGACATTCGTGAGACCAACAAGGAGCAAGACAAGGAAATTAGTGAAATCAGTGGTGCAACCAAGGATAAGGCTAGCGTTGAACTTGTTAATGAGCTTAGTGGAAAGGTTGATACGTTCATAGACGCACAAATTGATGTGAACAACACAGTTGTGAGCGCAATCAATGCTAATGCTAACAGTATTGCTCAACTTCAAGAGAGAGATGTTGAAATCACTGATATGATAAATGAGCTTGCTGGAGATTTTGAACCAATATATAACAAGCTTGATGAACTTGAGGGAAAAATTGACGAATATGCTAACTTTGAAGAAGAAGCAACTGCTAGACTTAATTCATTGGATTCTGAATTAGATTCAGTTGCAAGTGGCAAGTTGGATACATCTTTTGCATCTTATGCAGATGAGACATATTCTAAAAAAGAAGATGTGTACACAAAAGAAGAGGTTGATGAATTAATCAACACCTCATATAGTGGTGCGGCAACTCGTGAATGGGTCATTAGCAGAGGATATATTACCGAGAGTGATGCCGATGCAAAATATGCCACAAAGAATGTGGTAACAGCACTTTCTGATAGAGTAAACAATGTCCAATCTGAATTGTATAATCAATATAACTCATTGAATAGTAATTTCATAGCATTTAGCGCAAATACAAATGCTAGATTAAACACTTTCAACGATAGGATTGGCACTCTTGAAACAAAACACGATAGAGATGTTGCAAACTTAAACGATAGAATAAGTGGTGTTCAAGATGAGGTTGATGACGCAGAAGATGAAATAAGAAGAATCAATGAGATAAGCTTGCCAAACAAGGCAAACAAATCAGATTTGGATGATTTGGCTGATGAGGTTGAAGAGTTGAGCAGTTCATTGGATGGAAAAGTTGACAACTCAACATATGTTGTTGATAAAGCTAATTTGATAAACGCAATCGACCGTTTAACTGAAGTAAAGGCTGACAAAACGGAAATCACTAGAATTGATGGAGAATTAAGCGGATTAAGTAATGACATCCAAGATGAAGCAACAGCAAGACAAGATGCAGACACAGTTCTTGATAATAAAATAGCGCAAGCTAATACTAGGATTGAGAATATCGAGATTGGCGACATTGAAAGAGACAATAGAATTTCAACATTAAGGGATGACTTGAATATTGAAATACAGAATAGAATTGATGGTGATAATGCAATTGTAGGAGCACAAGATGATAGAGATGTCAAGCTTACAATTTATGGCACTAGAAAATATGCTGATAAGGTTGCTGCAAATGCCGTTGACACGGCTAATATTTATACTGATGATAAGGATTTGGAACTTCGCATATATATAAATGATGAGGTTGTAGAACCGTTACAAAGGTCTATAAGTGCAAAGGCAGATAAAACTTATGTTGATGGTGTAAAAAGTGATATTCTTGCTACTGTTGATAGCAAAATAGACGTTGAAACACAACGTGCTAAAGATAGAGAACTTACTTTAGAATCAAATTTAGCTAGCGAAACTTCTCAACGAATTGCTCAAGATAGGCAACTTATTAGCGCAACGACACATATTGGTAATAAGGTTGCAGCATTGACTGATTGGGATGGTGATGACCGTTCAGACTACACAGATGAAGGCAATGGCATAATTGATGTAATGCATAGAGAATTACATGATGTTAATGAATCTTTGGACACATTCTTTGCCAATGTTTCATATGATAGTTCAACTAATAAAATAGTGTTTGAAAATAAAGATGGAGGTGAAGTTGGGTCATTGGATGTGTCTGAATTTGTTCCAACAAATCTTGAGGCTCGCATTACGGCAATGGAAAACTTATTAGCTCAGATTGCGGAAAGACTTAATATTTAAATAATTAATTGAAATGCAACATAAAATGAGAAGAAATAGAATGTCCGAACCTTGGGGGTATCAAGACCAAAATAACTACCAAGGAACTGAAATCATTTATGAAAATACCTTTGAAAGCCTCTTCGCTGGTGCTGAATATAAGAAATCAGACAATAAAATTCATTTCACCAACAAAGATGGAGAAGAAATCGCCACTCTAGATGTTAAAGATTTTGTCACATCAAGTAGTGTCATAGAGAAAGCTTGGTGTGAAGATGGAAAATTATACATCAAATTTGCTAATGGAGATATTGTCACAATTGACATTAAAGAACTAATAGAAGAAAACGAATATACTAACGGACTACAAATAAATGATGGCGTAGTTTCGGTCTTAGTAGACCCACAAAGCGAAAGATGGCTCACAGTTTCAGAAAATGGTGTTAAGGTCTCTGGTATTCAAGCAAAACTAGATGGGCTTGATGAGAAAATAAACCAAGAAAAGGAGCGTGCAGAAACCGCAGAAGCCGAATTAAGCGATAGAATAGACCATATTACAAGTGGCGATTCACCTCTCTTGCAAGCCCTTATCGAAAGATTAGGCTATAAAGATAATGATACACTCCAACTTACAAATGAACACGAAGTTGCTTTTGGAGAGTATAACGTTAGCAATACCGATTCAGAACCATCTGGGCAAACCATTTTTAGCATTGGCTTTGGAACAAGTGATGACGATAGAAAAAATGCAATAGAGGTTAGAAAAGATGGAACTGTATATATGTGGGTTGAAGGCGATTATATGAACATCAATTATCTATTAGGCCAAATCGCACACGAAACATATGATACCGATGAAGGATAAAAAAGGCAATTATATATTATTAGACCAAAAGAGTTATAACTGAATACATATACATTTTGAATAAAAGCAAATATTACCGATATTTATTATTAAAATAACTAATTAATACATATTATTTATGGATAAGAGATTAATTAAATTGACTGAATCAGATTTACATCAAGTTGTAAATGAGTCTGTTAAGTCTATATTGAACGAATTGGATGTTGATTATGATTATTATGCTAGACAAGGTGATTTATCGCAGCAGCGTAATGTTTTAGCCCAATCAGTAAACGGGTTAATGAAAGAATGCCAAAATTGTGCTAATAGTGGTTTTGATGACAATTCAATGGGTAGATTATTTTGGCTTTGCCATAGTTTTATTGACAATTATAATAAATTTTCTAAATTATTTTGGAAAAAATCTTAATAAAAATCAAAGCAATTAATAATAAGATTTGCATTTTTATCCATTTGTGCTATTTGAGGTCTAATAGAATATAGTTCCCCCAAAAAAAATAATACTAAAATGATGCTTAAATGAAAATTAGTTTATATTTATCATTAAAATAATAATAAAAAAATAAAATAGGAAAAAACTATGGCAGTTAATAACAACAACGTAAAAAACGTTAAATTCTTGCGCAATGCTACACTTTTCGAAAGCCGTGACGCTGCAAGGGCAGCATTGGAAGCCAACAAAGGACTTGGTATTGATGGTAGTGCATTGCTCGCTCGTTATTCTGGTGCGACAGCAACCGATGTGAAGACCCTTATGGGTTTGGTATGGGATAATGGAACAAATAAAACTGTAACCATTTTTGATGTTGAGGGTGCAAGCGCTGATGTTGAAGCATTGAGAACTGAGATTAATAACAAACTTGGTACTGGCGTAACATCTGGAAATACTGCAACCGCACAGTTTGAGGCATTGAGTGGAACTGCTCAAGACACAAGTGCGTCAACATCTGTAGCTGGTGCAAAGGCTTATGCTGACGATTTGATTAGTACTCTTGATTATGGTGATACAGCCGTTACTGGTAGTTATGTGTCACAAGTAACTGAGGTTGATGGCGTTATTGCAGTACAAAGAGTTGCACTCCCAGATGCAAGTTCAGTTAGTGGTGCTAGTAAAGTTGTAATTGATGTTACCCAAGATAAGGGTCAAATCACTGCAACTGCTGCAAACTTGACTGGTGTTAAGCTTGATGGCTATCAAGAGGCTTCTGCAACTGGTAATGTTGCTTCAACTGATACTCTTGGTGAGGCTCTTGGTAAACTTCAGAAGAACATTCACGAAATGGATAAAGCTGCTGACGCAGTTGCTGGACAAGTAGTTACAACTGTTTCAGAGGTTGATGGCGTAGTTGATGAGACAAAAGCTAATGTTAAAGACCTTCAACTTGGCGGTTATGAAAAGGATACCACTGCAACTGGTGATATTGCTTCAACTGACACCATTAATGTTGCATTGAGCAAGTTGGAAAACAAGTCAAATGCAATAACTATTGCTAACGCTGATGGTTCTATCAATGTTACCACTGCTACAACTGGAACTGATGTTAATGTTAATATCAAGAGTGGTGAACACGTCCTTGCAAAGGATGGCAACGCTGGTCTTTATACCAATATTGCTTTGAGTAGCATTACTCCTTCTTCAACTACTGTTAAGGAAGAGTATCAACTTACTGCAACTGATGGAACTAAACTTGGTGACTCCATTAAGATTTATAAGGATAGTCATATTGTGAGTATTAATTACATTACTGACCCATCCGATGAACATTATCAAAATCTTGAGTATGTTTATCTTGATGTGAGTGGTGACACTAAAACTGAGTATGTTGATATGTCAACACTTGTTCTTGAAGCTGAGTTTGAAAGCGGTGTAACCGTTAATGCGGCTGGTGTTGTTCACGGTGTAGTTGACCCAGCTTCTGAGGCATTCTTGACAGTTGGCGCTGATGGTTTCAGACTCTCTGGTGTTCAAGAAGCAATTGATGCAAAGGTTGCAGCTCTTGATGTAACTGGTGATACAGCCGTTGCTGGTCAATATGTTGCCGCTATTGAGGAGACTGATGGTATTGTTGCAGTTAAGACTCGTGCAAATGTATCTGAGGCAGTATTGAACAATTATACAAAGGGTACTGATGCAACCGCAGTTGCTGCAACTGATACTGTTAACCAAGCAATCAGCAAGCTTGAGAATCAAGTTGATACTGTTGACGGTTTGGTTGATGGGTTGAGTGCAAAGACGTTTACTGTTGCAACATCTTCTAACGCAAGTATTGCTACTGCTGTTACCGCAGCCGCAGATGGCACTAAGTCAGTTGATTTGATTACTGATGCCGACAAGATTAAGATGTCTGGTTTCACAAGTACTGGTGAATCTTTGAGTGCAATTACCACTGATGATTCAATTGCAACTGCATTTGAAAAGGCAGAGGCTGCTATTGATGCTGCAAAGGCCGCTTCTTCTACTGAAGTTGTCGAAGGTACTGATGCGGGTAACAATATGACGATTACACCTAGCACAAGCCAAACTGATGGGCACGTTACTTATACAATTAACTTGAGTGATGTTGCTTCTGATAATGCTTTGACTGAGGAAATTGCACATCGTAAGGCAGTTGATGGTATTAATGGTGATGCTTATACCGCAAATAGTAACACTAATTACATTAGCACTGCAACTGATTTGAACAATGCTGACGTTCTTTTGGATGCTGCTTTGAATAATGTTGCTAGCAACTATGTAAGTGGTGCTACAATGAATGGTAGTGCTGTTACGAAGAGTGATAATACTCTTGCTTTCACCGCAACTGCTTCTGCAAGCGCTGGAAATGCAAGCGTTACCAATGCAGCAATTGCAATTGACACTGATGCTAATGGTGGTTTGACATTTGCGTTAGACACATTGGATTGTGGTACTTATTAATGAATAATTAATTATAAGTAATTCTTAAAATGCAGCTAGAAATAGCTGCATTTTTTGTTTAAAGGCAAATATTTATATTAAAAATTATAATGTATGTATTATTTTAAAATATTTAATCATTCAAGTGCATATACTGAGTATATGGCATCTCCAGAAGCAGTTGTTCCAAATATATCATATTGCTCTGGGGACAATATGACCTATATAGCTCCAAGTGGTCCAGCACCAGTGATTCAAACCTTGACTATAGAGGGAGTATCAAGTATTAGTGCTGAGACTTGTGAATATAATGCATTGTATAATAACACAACAAATGTTACATCATCTGCAACTTGGAGTATTATATCTGGTTCTCAATATGCAACAATTGATTCTAGCAATGGGCATATTACGATTTTAAGTATAGCTAATGAATCTTTAGTTACAATTCAATCCACCTATAATGGGTTGACTGCAACAAAAGAGATAACCTTAACATATGTTAGCGGAGCATCTTCTGAGACAACAACTGAAGCAATAACTGATGAAAGTGGAAATACAACCACTGTTACCACAACTGTAACAACAAACGAAGATGGTTCATCATCAGAAGTCATAGAAGCCGTTATTGTTGATGAAAGTGGAAATACCATTGGAAGTTCAAGTACCAATAAAGAAACGAATACAGATGGCTCGTATGAGAGAACAACAACGAATTATGATGAAAATGGTAATGCAACAGATGCTTTGAACACGTCTGGGGATACTAGTGGAAACGTAACCACTCAAACAGTCGAATATGATGAGAGTGGAAATAGCGTGGTTACTAGTTATGATATAGATACGAGTGGAAATCCTGATGGGTCAAAGACATTTAGTTCTGACGGCGTTAATACAGAATACTATGCATTTGATTTAACAAGTGGTTTCATTATGGAAGTGCATTTTACAATTGACTTTACAAGTCAACCTCCAAATCAGGATGAAAATCACCATAATATAATAAATTCAAAGAGAGCTACACCAGAACCTTGGTATGGTTTCCAAGTAAGACAATCAAGTACTAATAAGTATATACAACTTGGTACGCAGTTTAGCACTGGTAGTAACTTAAATCAAACCATTACAACCACAAATGCGAATAAATATAATGGTTCATCGAACATACATGAGTATAGTTTACGCATAGTATATAACCCAACTGCTAGCACTAGTAATTTTGTATGTGATGAGTTGATTGGTAATGCTTTCCATTATTCAGCAAACAGTAAATTCCCAGACATTGAGGATTTGAAATACATTAAGACTACAATTGGTTGCGCATTAGATGCAAATGGAGACCCATTTAGATTCTCTAATATTAATGTGTTTAATTTCTCAATAAAGAAACTTTCGAATGTAAGTGACCCATCGATAGATTGTGATGGACAAAAAGTTACAATAACTTGCGAAACAGTTGGTGCAGATATATATTATAGGTTTAATGAGGTTGGATTATATACCAAATATACTACTCCAATAGCAATAACTGCTGACACATTTGTTCAAGCATATGCAGAACTTGATGGTGATAAGAGTAATACAGTAAGTAAAAACTGCTTATATGATAATGGTATAGCAACGCCAGTTATAACTTGTGATGGAGAATACGTAAGTATTGCTTGTTCGACAACTGATGCAGACCTTTATTATAGAATAAATGAAAGTGGAGACTATAGTGCATATACAGATTCTTTCCAAATCACAGCAGATACAGTTGTTGAATCTTATGCACAAGTTGGAAGCGAAAGAGGACATACTGCAAAGGAAACTTGTACATATGCACCAGTTGTGTTGGCTGCTCCAACTATAATTTTCAATGGAGAAGAAATAAGCTTGGCTTGTGCAACACAAGGGGCAAGTATATATTATAAATTGAATCAAGAAGGTAGTTATGAAAAATATACAACAACTATAGTAATAATTGCTGATACGTTTATTGAAACATATTCAACATATAGAGGTCGTGTAAGTACAGTTGTGTCACAAAATTGTGAATATAGTCCAGTGCATCATTATGAAAATGATTACTTGACATTAAGAATAACAAGTGCAGGAACAATTTGTTGGAAGTCTGTTGGAAGTGGGTATGCTAAAACAATTGAGTACAGCCTTAATGGTGGAGAATGGACTTCCATAACGGCAGCATCAACGCCTACTGGAATAAATGTTGTGGCAAATGATGTCATAAGATTTAAAGGAACTAATTCAACATATGCTGGAAGTAAATCAAATTATGCTTCATTTGGTAAAGACACTAGTGCGTCTACAGATACAAGTTCAACGGCTCATTTTGTAGCTGAAGGTAATGTAATGTCACTTATTTATGGTGATAATTTCATTGGGAATACAGCTATGACTAGTTCATATAACTTTTGTTCATTGTTTAAACGTACAAACATAGAATCTGCTGAGAATTTAGTGTTGCCATCAACAACGTTAACCATTTATTGTTACCGTGCCATGTTTAGTTGGTGTACAGAATTAACAGTAGCTCCAAAGTTACCAGCAACAACATTGTCGCAAGGATGTTATTGGTATATGTTTGAAAAGTGTGCAATAGTTGAAGCACCAGAACTTCTTGCAGAAACATTAGTTCAAGAATGTTATGGTAACATGTTTACTGGCTGTACAAGTCTTAATTATATTAAGTGTATGGCAATTAGTGGGTTGAATGTAGCATCAGCAAAAACCAATTGGGTTAGTGGTGTAGCTTCTTCAGGTACATTCGTAAAGGATAGTGGAGTTTCCGTAAGCGCTTGGACTAGGGGCACAAATGGCATTCCAACCAATTGGTTAGTGTATGATAACGTACCAGTAGTTCCACCAACAATCACTTACGATGGATTTAGTGAGATAACATTAACTTGTGAGACTCAAGGGGCTGATATATATTATAAGCTAAACAATAGTGGAGATTATAGTGCATATACTACCGCTATAACAATAACAGCAGATACAGTTATACAAACATATTCTGAGTTAAATGGGCAAGAAAGCCGAGTAATAAGCCAAACTTGCACATATGTAAGTAATGTTCCTATAGAATATTCAAACAGAGACTTGAAGAAATGGCAGTATGGCGGCAATGAAATTACAACTCCATATTCGGTCAACGCAATTGATGGACATTCAGCAAGCTATGCAAAGGGAACGTTTAATTTTGAAACAAGCTTTGCATTAAGCGGCGCGCAACCAACGTATTTGTGGTTCCAGCATGCTGACCATTCAGCGTCAATATATGTTGATAATGCATTAGTGGAGAAACACTGGGGTGGATATGCTGCATTTACAACTGATATATCAGAATATGTACATAGTGGGACAAATAACATCAAGGTTGCAATTAAGAACAATGAAGGAAATTATGTTGCACCAGCAGCAGGTGACTTTAACTTCAACGCAACACTTGGCAATGTGAAATTGCTAACAAGCCCATATCTTCCTGCAATGAACTATGGATATGACGGATTCCATATTACTTCAACAGTTTCATCAGCATCTGCTACGATTAATGTTAAGACATTAGTTCCAACTGGTGCCACTTTAATTTGTAAGATTGATGACGGCAATACCAATATCTATTCTGCAACAAGCGCAAGCACTGGGGAGGAAATGACATTTACAAAGGTTATTGCAAATCCTCATTTGTGGAATGGTAAATCAGACCCATATCTATATACTGTAACGCTTGAAATATATGGTGGAAATGACTTATATCATAGGTTTGTAAGACCTTACGGATTAAGATATTACGAATATGTCATCAATGATATTGTAAAGGTGGGTACTGCTGAAAATCCATATACTGGATTCTTGCTTAACGGTTCTCCATATCTTCTTAGAGGATGTTGTATGCACGATGATATTGATGGAAAGGCTAATGCATTGAATGAGGCTGATTATGACCAAACATTTAGTATAATACAAGAATTGGGTCTTAATTTCCTAAGATTAGCTCACTATCCTCATCCAAAGGAGGTATATGATAGATGTGACCAATTGGGTATAGTTGTTCAAACTGAAGGCCCTTGTGTCAACAAGTTACAGTCAACGATGCCAGAAGATTATTATACGCACTTAACCACTCAGTATACTGATATGGTTAATCAACATTATAACCATCCTTGTATCTTCTTCTGGGGTCTTAGCAATGAGACAACTACCGATGACAAGGCATTTGGTAAACAAAAGGTAGAGGAATACACTGCGTTAATTAAGAACCTTGATTCTGAGAGAATGGTTGGCTATGTGCTTGCACAAAGTCCTGGTACAAGTCCAAGCGCATATTACAATGACCCATCTAATGTTGATTGGTTCGGTTGTAACATATATGTTGGATGGTATGACAGTCCAAACTCAAATACTCCTACATCACAAATCAATACACGCCTTAACAACACCATTAATAGGGTTAGCAAGCCAATGGCATACTCTGAGTATGGTTGCGGTGGTACACAACGTTGTCACTCAGATGACTTTATGACAACGACCACAAGAGGTAATCACGAAAGACATGATATTGAATATATGATGTGGTTGCACGAAGGTCATATTGCAACAATTAAGCAATATCCTCAATTGTTATTTACGTCTCAATGGCAGTTGTTTGACATAGCTGTTTCTAATAGAAATGAGGGCTATACAGTATGTCTTGATGGTGAAAATACATCTATTGATGATAATTTGAGAAGATTAAATAATAAAGGTTTGGTTGAAAGAGACCATAGAACCAAGAAAGATACATTCTATTTGTATAAGGCTTGGTGGAATCCAACACCATTCACACATATTTGTGGTAAGAACTATACAAAGAAAACTGATAGAGCTATCAAGTGTTACACCAATGATGGAAATTCAGCATCATTATATGTGAATGATACATTTATTGAGACTGTAACAGTTACAGATAACATTGCAGTGTTTACCGCTAGAAACTTTAGTGCTAATGATGTGGTGAGGGTTAATGGTGGGACAACCAACGATACGTTCACATTCTGAACAAATATATAATAAAAATTAGCAGTCAAATTAAATGACTGCTCATTTTTTTACAATTTACAAAATATTTATATGTAAATAAAATAACAATATGAAATATATAAAATTATTTAAAACACATTCCGATTATGAGGAATATAAAGCTAGTGGAATGATACTACCCAATGTGTCATGCTGCGTTCAAGAGGCAGAATTGCATTATAATCCATATGATTTTTCAGATAGATATTTAACGTTCACTGCACTTGAAAGTGGTACATTTAAATTCAGTGGAAATAGTATCAATTATTCACTAGATAATGGAGAAACTTGGACAACTCTTGCAAGTAACACTAATTCTCCAACTGTTAATGTGGGGGATAAAATAATGTGGAAGGGCAAATTAACACCAAACTTATCTAGAGGCGTTGGTAACTTCAGTTCTAGTGGAAACTACAATGTTGAAGGAAATGCAATGTCATTGTTATATGGTGATAACTTCGTTGGTCAAACAAGCCTAAGTGGGAAGGTTTATGCATTTTATAACTTATTTAGTGGTAGTACAAAACTTATAAGTGCTGAAAAATTATCATTACCAGCCACAATATTAGCAAGTTATTGTTATTATTATATGTTCAATGGTTGTACCTCATTAACAACTGCCCCACAGTTACCAGCTACAACATTGGCAAATGTTTGCTATTATGGTATGTTCGGCGGTTGTACTGCATTAATTAGTGCTCCGCAGTTACCAGCCACAACATTGGTAGAAAATTGCTATTATGGTATGTTCTCTGGTTGTACATCATTAACAAGTGCACCAGTGTTATCAGCTACAACATTGGCACAACAATGCTATCGTAATATGTTCAATGGTTGTACTGCATTAACAAGCGCTCCACAGTTACCAGCAACAACACTGTCAAATAGTTGTTATCACAGTATGTTTACTAATTGCACCTCATTGACAAGTGCACCAGAGTTACCAGCCGCAACATTGGCAAATGAGTGCTATCACAGTATGTTTACTAATTGCACCTCATTGACAAGTGCACCAGTGTTATCAGCTACAACATTGGCAACTCAGTGCTATCAAAGTATGTTCGGTGGCTGTACTTTATTGACTACAGCACCAGTGTTACCAGCTACAACATTGGCAACTCAGTGCTATCAAAGTATGTTCGAAGGTTGTACTGCATTAACAAGTGCCCCACAGTTACTAGCTACAACATTGGCAGATAATTGCTATAATAGTATGTTCGAAGGTTGTACTGCATTAACAAGTGCCCCACAGTTACTAGCTACAACATTAGCAACTAATTGCTATAATAGTATGTTCGAAGGTTGTACTGCATTAACAAGTGCCCCACAGTTACTAGCTACAACATTGGCAGATAGGTGCTATCTAGGTATGTTCAGAAATTGTACATCATTAGCAAGTGTGCCGTCAGTATTACCAGCCACAACATTGAAACAATATTGCTATAATAGTATGTTCGAAGGTTGTACTGCATTAACAAGTGCTCCACAGTTACCAGCTACAACATTGGCAACTCAGTGCTATCGTAGTATGTTCAGTGGTTGCAGTGGATTGACAAGTGCACCAGTCTTAAGTGCTACAACATTGGCAACTAGTTGCTATCGTGGTATGTTCAGTGGTTGTACATCATTGAATAGTATCACTTGTCTTGCAACTAATATATCAGCAAGTAATTGTACAACTGATTGGGTAAGTGGTGTGGCTTCAAGTGGTACATTTACCAAGGCAGCTAGTATGTCTAGTTGGACAAGTGGAGATAACGGTATTCCATCCAATTGGAGTGTTGTAGATGCTACATAGTACTAGAAACACAATTAAAAAAAATCTGCAAGATAATACAAATCTTGCAGATTTCTTAATATTTATATATTAAAGAATTAATAGATAATAAAATCTATGCTAGTATTCTTACCAATTTTTTGAAATTTCTATTTCAGATAAATAAAACTATTAATTATAAAAAATAATAAATATGGCAAAAAATGTTAATCACATACAACACATAAAGAGTAGTGTTGTAGTTGAAGAAAATGGGGTTTTATCCCCAAAATTACCAACACCATCAGCCATTGTTGAAGGTGAAATTGCAGTTAACTTTGCTGAAGGGTACGAAACATTATCAATAAAGAATAATAGTGGCGATATTGTTACGTTCTCATGCGATGATAAGTTCTATGATAAAACATTCATAGACAATAAACTTGGTAGTGGATTTACTAGTGAGAACAGCGCAACTACAGTGACTCAAATGATTGAGGAAAATGAACTTGTTACTTCAAGTGCATTAAATGATTTAAATGCGAATAAGGCTGATATATCTGCTGTAACTGATGTTCAAGACGATATAAGTGAGTTAAGCGCAATAACAACTGCACATACTGAAAATACCACAATACACTTAACATCAAGTGAGAAATCAAATCTTCATAGTCATAGCAATAAGAGCGCACTAGATTCAATAACTGGTTCCGTTGGCACAATGGCATATGAGAGTGCTAATAATTACACTGATACTGCCACCACAAGTGCATTAAATGATGTTGTAACTGCTCACACCGCAAATACAACTATTCACTTAACATCTACCGAGAAAGAACAATTGCATACGCATACCAATAAGTCTGCATTGGATTCCATCACTGGTTCCGTTGGCACTATGGCATATGAAAATGTATCACTATTGGATGTATATGCAGATTCAGTTTTGTATAATTCGACTTCACATAAGGTTGAATTTTATCACGGAACGACTGGTGGAACAAAGGTGTTCGAATTTGATGCTTCAGCGTTTATTATCGATGGAATGGTTGATAATGTTGAGATAGATGATGTGACAAGCGGTTCAAGTACGGTTAAATGCCTTGTGGTGTCATTTAATACCGATGCTGGTAAGCAAGACATTAACATCCCACTTTCTGATATATTTGACCCAGACGAATATTATACAAAGTCAGAGACAAGCGGAGCAAGCGAAATAGAAAATGCATTGGATGAAAAAGCAAATTTAGACGAGTTGGGTGAAACAATCCATTATTTAACTAGTATGACTGGTACCGCTGGTGGTACAAACCTTTCAGCATCTTGGAGTGGAAATAGTTCAGAGATAACTGAACTTTATACTGGTCTTTGTGTGCGTTTCCTTATTCCTACTGCTGGACATGCCACTGGTGTTACTCTTTCAATTAATGGTGGAGAAAAACATAAAGTGCTGTATAACAATACCACATTGACAACACATTATGGGGTGAATTCCATTCTTGATTTAACCTATGATGCAAATACCACTGGAACATATTATAGCGGTTCTTCAACACAAGCAAGTGTTCAAGGCGTGTGGAGAGCAAATGCTGACTATTATACTGATGCAATTGGTTATTATATTGGTCATAACCAAAAAGTGTACAAAACTGATGCTAGTCTATATAGGTATAAGCTTCTATTGCAAAAGGATGAAACAACTTTGACGCCAGTTAATACGTCAAATACAAGTGCTGGTACAAAAACATTGACAACGGAGTCGTTCAACCCATTTGGAGATATTATATATTATTCATCGACATCATCTGCTGCTACTGACAGTATGTTGGCCGCTAACACTACTTGGACACAATATGGAATTAACTTATCATATTCATTCAATACAACAGATACACTTGTTAGTGGTATTTCAGTGTATATGGTTGCAGTGCCACAAAGTGATGGAAGAGCAAAATTGCACTCATCTCCAATTACGCAAACATTGCCAACTACGGATGATGGACTGATATATATTTATCTTGGTCAAGCATATAGCGCAACAAACATTTTCTTGATGAATAATCACCCAATTTATCACTATAAAGACGGTCAGTTAAGACTTTATACAAATGGTGCGGCTTCAGTTGTCGTTGACCAAGTGATTGATAGTGGAACATCAGCATCCACTAATGCAGTGGCAACACAAGCGGTATATAATACGTTAAAGGATACAGAACTTGTGTGGACGAATGCGTATGTAACATTAAGTGGCGTTGTAAGCTCTCATACTGAGAATTCAAGCATACATTTAACGGCAAGTGACAGAACAAAGCTTGATAGCATCACTGGTGTTGTTGGCACAATGGCATATGAAAACACATCAGTTTTGAATGGATATGCCGATTCTGTTAAATACAATTCAACGTCTCACGAAGTTGAATTCTATCACGGAACAACTGCTGGAACAATGGTTTTCTCTTTTGATGCTTCTCCATTCATAATTGATGGAATGGTTGATAATGTTGAGATAGATGATGTGACAAGCGGTTCAAGTACGGTTAAATGCCTTGTGGTGTCATTTAATACCGATGCTGGTAAGCAAGACATTAACATCCCACTTTCTGATATATTTGACCCAGACGAATATTATACAAAACAAGAGGCTGATACAGCACTCTCTGGGAAAGTTGACACCACTGAGTATTCAACATTCTCAGCAGATACAAATGATTCAATAGATGACTTAAGCGGACAATGTATGACAATTGCATATGCATTGAATGACCTTAACGAAAGAAAGTTGGATGCAAGTGCTTATACGCCAACCGATTTGTCAAACTATTATACGAAGTCAGAGACAAGTGGGGCAAGCGAAATAGAAGAAGCATTAAGCGGTAAAGTTAATTTTAGTGATGTTGTAAGCGCAATAACAGCAGAAAATTCTGGTTCAACTAACCCAGTTTCAGTTAGAGTGGTAAGTGAAAACGAATTAATCACGTCAATTGCATTGAATGATTTGGCTGAGAATAAACTTGATGTGACTGCATACACCCCAACTGATTTGTCAGACTATTATACAAAAGAAGAAATTGGAGAGTTTTTAGGCAGTGGCGTTACAACAGCAAACAATGTTACAAATATCATTGAAGAAAATGAATATGCAATTTCGACTGCTTTGAATGATTTGGCTGAGAATAAACTTGATGTGACCGCATACACTCCTACTGATTTGTCAAACTATTATACAAAAAGTGAAACAAGTGGTGCAACTGAAATTTCAACCGCATTAACTGCAAAAGCAGATGAAGATAAATTGGGCGAAACAATACATTATTTAACTAGTATGACTGGTGCCGCTGGTGATACAAACCTTTCAGCATCTTGGAGTGGAAACAGCTCAGAAATAACTGAACTATATACTGGTCTTTGTGTGCGTTTCCTTATTCCTACTGCTGGACATGCCACTGGTGTTACTCTTTCAATTAATGGAGGAGAAAAACATAAGGTGTTATATAATAGTGGAACAACATTGACAACACAGTATGGGGTGAATACCATTCTTAATTTAACCTATGATGCAAATGCCACTGGAACATATTATAGCGGTTCTTCGACAGCAGCAACTGTTCAAGGTGTGTGGCGAGCAAATGCTGAATATGATAGTAATACTAATACCATTGGTTATGAAATTGGCCACAATCAAAAAGTATATAAGACTGACGCTAGTCTATATAAGTATAAGCTTCTATTGCAAAAGGATGAAACAACATTGACACCAGTTAATACAACAAATACAAGTGCTGGTACAAAGACATTGACAACAGAGTCATTTAATCCGTTTGGCGATATTATATATTATTCATCAACATCTACAGTATCAGCTAATACCGTAATAGCAAGTGGTCTTACTTGGACACAACATTCAGTAAACTTGGCTTATTCATTTAACACAACGGACACACTTACAAGTGGGAGGTCAGTATATATGGTTGCAGTTCCTCAAAGTGATGGAAAAGCCAAGTTGCATTCATCTCCAATAACCCAGACGTTTCCAACAACTGAAGATGGATTAATATACATTTATCTTGGTCAAGCATATAGCACAACAAATATATTCTTAATGAATAATCATCCAATTTATTACTATAAAGATGGACAATTAAGACTTTATACAAACAGTGTTGTAAGCTCGCATCCATCTAGTTATGTGACATCAATGGATGGTTATTCCAAACCATCAACTACCAGTGCAATATCAACAAGTGATACGTTGAATGGTGCGATTGGAAAGTTGGAGTGCGCATTGGGAGGAATTAAATTGGTGCAAATTACACAAACGGATTATGACAATCTTGGTACAAAAGACCCTAATACATTATATATCATAACTACTTAATTATGGCTATTAATAAATTATTTTTTGGAAATATTAACATTAAGGCCGCAAAGCTTGGCAGCTCTGATGTTAAAATATATCTTGGTAATACGTTAGTGTATGAGTCGGGAACGACAACTACTACTTAGGCAAATATGGTTGGACTAAAGTTGAGCAATAATATAGTTAAAGAGCAATCAGCAATGGTTGCTTTTTTTTGTTGTTAATATAGTAGTTTATTATGAAATAATTTGAAATTATTTTATATTTATATAGAAAACAAATAATCAAATTTAATACATATTTTTAAAATGAATAAATTAATTAGATTAACTGAATCAGACCTTCACAGAATTGTGAAAGAGTCAGTAAATAGGATATTGAATGAGGTCGGCGAAACTTTAGTAGGGCAAGATTTATTGGGTGGTTTGGCAGGAAGAAAAGCGTTTAATGGTGATGCAAGTTATTTTGACATTAGTGCTTATGCTAGAGAAAAGCGTCAGGGGGATGTTGAAAAACAAGGTAGATTTGCTAAAGCTTTCCATAAAGAGAAAGATAGGCTAAAAAAAGAGAAAGAAAAGAAAGATATGTTAAAAAATGGTAATGCCTAATAGTATTCTAATTACATAAAATCATTAACGATATGAATAAAAAAGTTATAAGGTTAACTGAGTCATATTTACATAAAATTATTAACGAATCAGTCAGAAATGTGCTTATTAATGAAGGTTTTTTTGATAAATTATTTGGAAAGAAAAAAAAGCCTCAAGTGCCAGTGCAGCAAGTACGAACAAATCCAATGGCTGATAGAATAAGAATGGGTACAAAAGCAAATGGTAGGATAGCGGATGATAATGCCCCGATTGATGAAAGAATATGTGTTAATGGTACAATGGATGGACTTGGTGATAGAACGTATTTTGGTAAAAAAGGTTCATTGCCTTGGTATTATCAATCATATCCAAATGTGAATGGGAGACAAGGATTTAACCATACGATAAAGGAAAAAAACGGAGGAAGATTTTCTCAAATACAATATTTTAATCCAATGTGGAGCAGAGGCGGTGGTGTAACAATCACTTTTTGGAAAGTTCTTAGCAATCAAGAATTACAAAGAGTACAACAAATTGTGTGTAATGAAACGTTTGAGAATGGTATTATGCCATTTGTGCAAAGAATCGATTCAGTTCTTATAAAACAATAATTGAATGTTTTTGAATTATCTTAATATTTATTATAGAGATACCAATAAAAAAAACAAAATAATTATTAAAATATTTTAAAAATTATGACAAAAAATCTTTATTCATTAGGACTTTTACGTAATGGTAAAGTCTATGCAAACAAGCAGCTTGCAATTCAAGGCTTAACACAAGCAGCAACCAATGATGGTGTGGCAAAGCTTGCTCGTTATTTATCACCAATTGCTGGTGGCGACACTGTAATCCGCACTATGGTTGGCTTCTATGCAGATGCTGACGAGATGGAAGACAATGGTGGTGGTAGGTCTTATTATACCATCCTTGACATTGAGGGAAGTGCCGCTGACGTTCAAGAGATAAGGGAAGAGCTTAGTGCAATCAACGAAACCATTGGTGAAGGTATTGACGGAACTACTCTTACTGATGCCATTAACGACATCAACGACAAGATTGGTAGTGGTTTTAGTTCAGATTACACCATTGCTGATGCATTGGTTGAGCTTGATGAGGAGTTGACCGAAGCACTTACAATCAATTTGAGTGTAGCTGGAGAGCCTACAAGTGGCTATCTTAAGACTTACATTTTGTCTCAAGGTGATACTGAAATTGGACGCATTGACATTCCGAAAGACCTTGTTGTAACAAGTGGTAGTCTCGTACACGGTACTTGGTCTGGTGACACGTTTGAGGAAGACCCAGAAGGTGCTGACACTGCAATTAAGCTCGTGATTGCAAATCAAGAGGAACCAGTATACATTAACACAAAGGATTTGGTTGATTATTATACTGCTGGCGATGGTATTGACATTGACAACACTCATAATACCATTGCAATTAAGCTTGATAGAAATGGTGAACCTTTCTTAACCGTAGGTGAAGATGGTCTTAGATTGCAAGGCGTTCAAATGGCAATTGCTGATGCAATAGAGGCAGCAAAGCTTGAGGGTAGCGATGGTATATCAATTGCTTCAAATAAGGTTAAGGCTGTTGCGGCTGGTTATTCTGCTCCTGCTATTAAGAACCCTATATCAGTTGACAAGGACGGTATCAAGTTTGCATCAATGCTTGACTGTGGATATTTCGACAGTGAGACTGAGGTAGCAAGCACAGCCGAGGAAATTAATTCAATTGAGAATCCAAGTGAAACTGATGTCTTCATCGCTGGCAATGGTGCTCTTAATGCTATGACTAGCAACACCGTATTCAACAACATTGAGGTCGCAGATGTTGAGGCAAGCAAGCAAATTCAATTGCATGCAAACGAGGCAATCAGTGTTGATGGAATGGAAGTAACTGGCAACAAGGGTACTTCAAATGCATTCGTTTTACACGATGCACCAGTTGTTGAGATTACCAATGCAACAGTTGTAGATGGTTCTAAGCCATACAATGTATTTGAGGCATCAACCAAGCCAATTGAGTCATTCAATGCAACTTATGTGACTGTTGACAATCCTTCGTTGAAGCACAATGTATTCAACATTTACAAGACTGTTAATGATGCCGTTATCAATATCAGTGATTCAACCTTCAACTTAACTGTTGACAATTCAAATGTATTGAGATTGGCTAACTTATCAAATTCCACTGGTGTTACTGTGAACTTTGAGAACATTGAATGGAATTATGAGAACTCAACAGCAGCTACTGATTGGCGTTGGGCTGGTCTTATCATCTATCAGCCTTATTCAACTGACAGTGGTTTGAGTGGTGATTTGACTGCAATGAGAACTTGGAAATTCAACTTCACGAATTGTAAGTACAATGGTGTTAAGGTGACTGAAAACAACTTTGGTGAACACAACCAAGTATTCTACTTGTACAATGTTGGAAATGATGGAAGCATCAAGGATGCAGAGGCACAAGGAATGGATATGACATTTGTTTAAGTCATTGCACATTAACAATAAATGGACGAATCTAACGACTCGTCCATTTATTTTATTTTATAATGTTATTTATCTCTTCTTTTATTATTCTATTAATTTTCTTTTCTACGCTTTCCCCATACGGATACCTCATTGCATGATATTGAGCAAGTGAATTTGCTGCCTTTTCACGAGGGGCATATATTGCTTGGTCTCTAGTGTTTCTAAAATCTTTAAAGAACTCTCTTTTTTGGTCTTGATTTGCTAAGTGTGGAACAAATTGAGTTTTTCCTTGCTTTGCATATTGTATTTCTTCTTCATCGTCTTCATCGTCTTTTTCATCGGTTTCTCCGTAATTTTCACTCATATAATCAGCAACAGTACAAGCGGTCACTTCTCCATTTCCGTTTGCATAATTTTCAAATATTATTATAAAGTTTAATAATTCTTCATAAGATACGCCAATTTCTGAATCATTTAATTCAAAAAGAATTTCATTTAATGTTTCTGGGTCTGGTTGCTCGGTGTCGTAGAATGAAATAAGTTTATCGTCTGGCCATATTCTTCCTTCGTTTCTACCTTGTTCGAAAAAAGAATAGAAATCACTACCAATTTCGTTGAGTACAGCATCTAATCCTTCTTTATCTTCGAAATCATGTTTATATTCTTCTTCATAGTAATTCATTACATATTCTTCAATTTCATTCGAACCTACATATTTAAGGTTTTCGATGGCATATTCAACGCATTCTTTCACATAATCATAATTGATTATATGTAATTCATCTCTAATTTCATCAGTTTTTTCGTTAACATCAAACTCATCACTACCATCTTCAGATACATATACATCATTTTCTTCGTCATAGTGATAATTGTATGTTTCTAAATCATTAACAAAATCAGATAGAAGGGCTTCTAACGTATTTGCATCTTCTTGAGCTTCTTCCCTAATAACATCCATAAAGTATATTTTAACTGCCTTTCCGCAAGCATTTGCATGTGTTGAGTAAGCATCGCCGATGCAAAATTTTTCAGTGCCATAAAAATCGGTTGGCCAGTATCCAAATGGATAAGCGTACATATTGTTCCAACTACCTTCGTACCAAGTGTCAGTTTTTTCGTCATAGTAACGAGGTGTATCAGTTCCAGCCATATTAATTTGTTCTTCAGTTATGTGTATTTTCTTCATTTTCATTTTTAATTTGCTCAATTATTATGTGTTCTTCATCAAACGGTTCATCCAAAGATGATTCTGGGTTTTCTTCCGAATCAAATATTTCGTCATAGTTATGTCCTATTAAGACCACTTCAGAAGATGAGTGCAAGTCATCTCTACTTATTTTTACTTGTATTGTGTCACCACTTTCAAAATTGATATCATAATTAACTGACATTACTTCGTGGTTAACAATTATTTTGAAATCGTGTACATTTCTAGTTTCAACTGATTCAAGTGTCATATTTTTATCTATGATGAATCCAAGTTCAAGTGTACAATCGAAATTCATAAATATTTTTATCAATTTGTAGTAATATCTATCTTTGTCTTTCTTTGGACATAAGTTGGCATCTTCAGCTTCTTCATGTATTTCACTACCCTTTTCAGTTGGGTTTGGCAATGGAACGATGCATTCTTTTGAGTTGTTTGCAGCATCTATGCTCATCTTTTGCATTTGCTCGTTTGTGAACTCCATAAACGTCACCTTTTCATCGTCTCTCTTATTTTTACCCCTTCTAAAAGACTTTCCAACTGACTCTGAATCTTTCCAAGACAAAACTGCTATAGAAGGAATTCTTTCTACCTTGTAATCTTCTTTTCTTATTATGTAACCCCTAACCTTTATCTTGTAAGTTTGTGAGTAATATTTCCTATCGTTGATATCGTATTCGGAGTTATCTGATATATCTTCTAATGTCATTGACATTGGGTGTTCGTTTGGAGATATATAGCAATCAATTGCGCTAAACTCATAATGCATAAGCTCATTCATCTTGTTTATAATTTCAATTTTATTTGAAATTATTGAAACTGAATATAAGAAATTAACACAAAATGGTTGTTTCATTGTGTATTTGTCAAATGCCTCAGTTCCATTTTCTTGCAATACTGGAACGTAAAACATCGCAAAATCCTTATGTCCAGGAATGTTGAAATAGCTCCCTTGATTTTCTCCTTTTTGTGGGTTATTTTCTCTTGTTATTGTCTTAAAATTAATTATTGGGTTTCCAACATCATCAACCTTATCCCATTCTTGCAAATATTCACTCAGTCTTTGTGTGCTATATAACTTGTATGTTGGTAGTTTCTTACCATCATATACTATGTTTATGGTTTCATCCACCCATTTGAACATTGTTTCATCTATATCACTGTATTCAATTGGTTTTGGGAATGGTGTACCTTGTTCAAGTATTAACTTGGACATATTTCTTCGTTTTTCTCTTCCGAAGCTATGGTTTCTTAAACGTAATTTATCTAGATATGGTTTTGGCTGTATTAACATTTCCTTTTTAGTTTTTCTTTTTAAGTTCTTCAACAAGTTTATCAGCATATCCGACTGCAATATCTGCAATTTGTTTTTTGAACACGAATTGGAAAATAAACACCATAATTGAACTACTTAAAATGGCGTTCATTACATTTATTGCTGCGTCAATTCTAACTTGTTCCCAATTAATATTTTCCATTAACATTGATATTTAATATATAAATATCATTATTTATATTATAAATTAGATATAAAACAGTTTTTATTATGATTAAATTGGAGCAACTAATGGTTATTGAGAGGCTTTTGCTTGAAATTGACATAAAGTATAAGTTTATGTTAGATTTTAAGAATGCACTTAAATTGTACGAATATCTTAAGGATGTTGGAACTATTACGAATTATTCATTTTTATTACAAGATGAATTTCAAAAGAAACATAATGATATTGAAAAGTTAAAAGAATATCACAAAATGATTATGGAAAGTGATGTTGACTTTAATGCAAGCGGAATTGTGATGTTTATAGAATATGTTAGGGATAAATTTAAAGATGAAGATTTTATCACATTAGTCGAAAAAAATAAGTTTTGGTAATTTCACACTTTTCAATATTTTGTGATATTTATATATTAAAAGGTAAAGAAATAATAAATAATTAAAAAAAAATAAAAAATAAATTATTATGGCAGATAATGCAAGAGGAGTCCACGTCTCCCCTGGTATATATACTAGAGAGGTAGACGCTCAGTACGCTGTTCGCAGCCTTGGAATCACCACTCTTGGTGTCGTTGGTGAGACGTTGAAAGGTCCAGCTTTTCAACCAATCAGCATATCAAATTGGAATGAATTTAAAGAAATTTTTGGTGGAACAAGTACTGAGAAGTTTAAGGGTAGTCAATATCCAAAATACGAATTACCCTATATCGCAAAGTCATACTTGAGTGAGTCTGAACAACTTAAGGTTGTGCGCGTTCTTGGATTAAGCGGTTATGACGCTGGTCCAGCTTGGCTTGTTACAGCTTCAGATGCTAATGGAGAAAATAGTGGTGGTACAAGACAAGCAGTTGCAGTTATACGTTCAAGAGGACATTATACATATTATAATCCAATGACAGTGGCTGATTCTTGCCAGTGTGAGAATACCAAGTTTGACACCTTAACTTATGAGGTTGGTGAACAAACTGATAAAACCACTATGGTTAATGAGAATGAGTGCTTAATTAACCCATATAATATGAATGCTCTTCAGATTAGACCTTATAATCCATTTAATAGCAGCGGCAACGAATGTATTGGCTATAAGTTAGGTGGAAATGAAGGGACTTGGGGAATTTCTTCAACCAATAGAGGTAGATTCAAATTAGTTGGTGTTACTGGAAAGCATACAACACAAGAAGTTGCAACTATTATACAAAAGGCAGATAATGGAAATATTGAGGAAAGTATAGCTGACGGTTATTTCGAGTATTCTGTTTCTTTGAATCCAGCTGATAAGGATTATATCTTGAATGTACTTGGAACAAAGGCATATGATGGCGAAGCTCCAATTTATGTTGAGACTCTTTATGATGTTGCACTTGAACAAGGTATTTCAACTAGTGACCTTAATTGTATCACAAGTGGTTTGACCACATTTAATGCATATAAGACTGCTGACTATTGTCATCATACGCCAGTTGATGGAATTGTTAATAGACCTCAAAATGTTCTAACAAGGTCTTTTGTTGGTAATAGATATTTGGCTAATATTGATGCGCCTAATTATAATTGTGTGCCTTATGATTATGAAAGCAATGAGCCTCATACTATTGAGTGGGTTTATAATACTTATGGCGATGAAGCAGATGATAAAATTAAGAATGAAAAGCCTAGAGCAGATTTATTCACTTACAAGTATGTTGTCCCAAACAATAAAATGGATAGTATGCCAAAAAGTAAAGCATACAATAATGCCTATTATAATAGAGGAAGTCATACTCCAGTGTGTGAAAATGACTTAAGTGGATATAGCTATACAGTTTCATTTAAGAATCCAGATAATAATGGTAGCAACACTATTAAGATTTTATGTGATGATGACGCAGACCATCTAAAGTCTACCGATTTCCTTTATAAAGTAAACGGAGACACTGGTGCTACACTTAATATTCCAGAGGATAGGTTCTTAGCAGTACCACATCATTTATCTGGCATTACAAGCAATCCAATCACGGCATACACTTATACAATACCAAGTGCAAAAAGTAGTGTGACATCACATGATTGCGATATTAATTTAACTTCAACACTTAATATTAGTGATAGTACCGCAAAACATCATATTGACCCTGAAACTTTCACAGCAGAAGTAACAAAGTCAATGGTGTATTCTTCTGAAACATATACATATTCATCAGTGCAAAAAGAATATCCAAATGGCCAACAGTTATTTGGAGATAATACCATAAAGAAACTTAGTGGTGACACTGGCAGTGGTGAAACCCAAGAATATAAAGATTGGAAGCAAAGCCCAGCCGAGCTTGAAATGAAAGTTGGACAAATTTATACTGTTAAACAATATACCGCTCAAGATGGTAAGAGGAATTATTATTATGCATACTATGATGGCAATACTGTTAGTGCTGCAACATCTGGACGTGGTGAGTTTGATACAACTGATTTATATGGCAATTTGCTAAGTGGTGGCACAACTACTGACCCTAGAAATACTAATAGCGGTTCAACACTTGTTCTCAACAAGGCAGATGGTTTATACTACAGAATGAATGAGAATAATGATGATGTTGTTTGGGTTGAACTTGACATGAATGACTATAAGTCAGCTTATAGATATGCTTCAACGCCTTGGATTGTGTCTAACTTAAAGGGTGACTTTAATCACATTGAACTTAACAAGCTGTTCAGATTCCATACCATTTCTGATGGTGACAATGCAAACTATGAGGTTAAGGTTAGCATTGAGAACATTAAGCCAGATGATGGTGTATTTGATGTTGTTGTACGTAGAATTGATGACCTTGATGAGTCAATCATCCCACTTGAGAAGTTCGCAAGATGTTCAATGAATCCTGGAGATTCAAACTACATCGCATATAGAATTGGCTCATTTGATGGAGTATACGAGTCTAAGTCAAAGTTCATTACAGTTGAAGTGAATGATACAACGGCAGCAAGAACATCTGTTCCAGCAGGTTTCTTAGGCTATCCAGTTCCTTTGTATAAAGGCACACCAATAAGAGAAGATAATATTAATTATGAATATAATAACCAAAAAGGTGAAAACTATTCAGCCCATACTAACGTTGTATTCCCAACTTTGAAGTATAATACTTCTTATGATGTGGATATCAAGAACCGTAAGCAATACTTTGGTTTGTCTTCTTGGGTTGGTGTTGACATCGACAACTTTACTTTCAAGGGTGCTAAGACATACATCAATGACCCAAGATATTTGACTCACGGTTTCCATTTGGACAGCAGACTTGACAAGACCAATAGAAGTGGTGATGCCGATTACACCTTGACAGTTGATGGTGAGAATGGTTATGAGTTCGATTGTGTATCAACCAATGAGAGAACTATGGTACTTGATAGAGCGCCAATCATTTCAAAGGAAAGTGATATGTATGGTTCAATCTATGAATATGTTAACCTTCGCAAGTTCACAGTATTCTTCTATGGTGGTTTTGATGGTTGGGATGTTTACAGAGACCAGAGAACAAACACTGATAACTTCAAGATGACTCAATATAGAGGCTACATTAATGACCAAAGTGGTGAAGGATATTCATTCAATAAGATTAGTGACCCAAGACTTCTTGAGTTGAATCAGAATGGTATCACATCTGACTGGTATGCTTACTTAAGTGGCATTAGACAATTTGCTACTCCAGAGGCAACTGATATTAACGTATTCGCAACACCAGGTATTGACTATGTTAATCAGAAACTTCTTGTTGATGAGGCAATTGAGATGATTGAAGAAGAGAGAGCAGACAGTATATATGTGATTACAACCCCAGATAAGCCAAGTGGCGCTGGAGACTTTGTTGATGAGATGTATACACCAGAGGATGCAGTTGACAATCTTGATGATAGTGAGATTGATTCTAACTATTCTTGCACATATTATCCTTGGGTTAAGTATTTGGATACGGAGAACAACCAATACATTTACTTGCCAGCTACAAAGGACGTTGTGAGAAATTTCGCACAAACTGACAATCAAAGTTGGCCTTGGTTCGCACCAGCAGGTGTTGAACGTGGTAATGTTGATTGTGTGAGAGCACATTTCATTACAAAGTTGGCTGATGAAGATGTTCTTTATGAAGGAAGAATCAACCCAATTAAGACATTTGCTCAAGATGGGCCGAAGGTTTGGGGTCAGAAGAACTTACAAATCAATGAATCAGACTTAAATAGAATTGCAGTTCGTAGATTGTTACTTAGATTGAGAAAGCTTATTGCTGTTGCTTGCATTGGATTAATATTTGAGCCTAATGATGCAACAATCAAGCAGTCCTTCATTTCAACAGTTACTCCAATCTTGGATAGCATTAGAGGCAATAGAGGTCTTTCTGACTATAGAATTGAGGTTGATGATTCACTTGAGGCTAGAGAAAGAAGAGAACTTCCTTGTAAGATTTTCTTCAAGCCATACAAGGCATTAGAGTACATTACAATTGATTTTGTCCTCACACCAGAAGGCGTTTCATTTGATGATATTTAATTGATAAACAATTAGTTATATTAAAATTGGTGAGATTTTTCTCACCAATTTTTTGTTTTTTTTAAAAGTTATTTATATTTTTGCAATATATATGATTGTGGGTTATTCAGATATGAATGGCATAAAGATGCTCACTAAAAGTAGTAATTTCTAGTACTCATTCATACATCATAGTCACTAATGTATTTTTTTAATAGATGTCTTGAAATATTTGTTTTTAATAGATATTTATTATTAAAATAATAAATTATGAAAAAAGATTTTAAAAACGTTTTAAAAGAGTTGAAAACTTTGAAAAAACAACTCTCAGAGGATTATATATTTAACGATGGCGATGAAGGCTCAATGGATGATGGAATGGGCATTGGAGGAGAAGAAAGACCAGACCCAAGAATGGTTCAACAACGTCCACAACAGCAACAAATGATGGGTGGCTCTGAAGAAGAGGTTGCAATGCACGCTCAAGAGGTCATACAACACGAGCCAATTATAGGCAAGATTAGAGAAACCGCAATTGAGGGCTTGAAAAAATATGCAGACCATCCAACTAGTTCTTTATATGAGTTTTTCAAGAAAGTGTTCTTGGAAAGCGATAAGGTATTGACTGATACTGGAAGTAAGAAATAATTAAACAAAAAATCACATATTATGAGACAAATTATAAGATTGACTGAAAGTGACCTCCATAATATTATTAAAAATTCTGTAAATAAAATATTGAGAGAGCATGAGGGTTGGAACGAAGAAGATTGGAATCCTTGTTACCCAAAAGATGAAAAAGATGATGATGGGTATGATACAATATTTGACAAGTGGAAAAGACAAAGAGAAGACGAATGGATGCGTGGTGGCCAAGATTGATAATAATATGAGGATGGATTTAATTTTCATCCTCATATTTCCATATATATTTTAAAAGGCCACAATCCCATATTTTGTAATATCCTAGCTCATTAGCTAGTTCGCTTTCAGTTTTTTTATTATCTAAGTTGTAACGATTAACAATTAGCTTTTTTCTAAAATTGAACTTATGTATTCTTTCTGTTGGGTGTGATGCATTTACATATTTATAATCTGGTTTAAGTATTTCATCCAATTTAAATCCTAATTTAGTGTATAAATTATTGTTTTTATCTATTGTCCATCTTAAATCAGCAAATGATTTTACCATTATTGGGTTGTAATTTTTGGTAAAGAAAGAAAATAATTTCCCGCCAACTCCTTGGCATATTAAATCGTTATCAGTGGCAAATCTATTTAAAACCCATTCATTTCCATATTGTTCAAAAGTCATAACCCCAATTAAATTATTGTTATAAAAGCAACCAAATGCAAGTGTGCATCCTTTATATCCTTGTATATGGTTTTTGTTTAAAAAAGTTTTTGCAGTTTCTTTATCAATTTCTTTAGCAATGCATTTTCTAGCCATAATTTTGGTAGAATCATTATCACATTTAATTAATCTTTTAATTTTGGATAAAACTATATCTTTGTGTGTTAGATATTCATCTTCAAATATTTGTATTAGATTAATTCCATTTTTATTGGCTAATTCAGTTTTCATAAAATGGTAATTTCTATTTCTAAACTTCTCTGAATGCCATTTAAGCCCATTGTATTCAATTCCGATTTTATGTCTTGGTAGAAAAATATCAATTTCATATCCATTGAGAATGTTTCTGTTGGAACGCTCTACGTTTTCTTTTCCAACGAGTGAACAAACGTATTCATATAATTCATTTTCACCTTTAGACTCAATTAAGCCGCATTTAGGGCATCCGTGACCGTGAAGATGGTCATATGGTTTTTGATAAAATTCACCGTGTTTGGGACAAATAATTTTTACTTTATCTTCCATTTTCGTGTATTTTGTCTCATCATATATGTAGTTATTTCCATATATTGACTTACATCTTCTAATGAATTCTTCTTGACCAATGTTTTTTTCTTCAGCTCGTTTTTCTATTCCGCATTTTGGGCATCCTTGACCTAATAAATGTTTACTAGGAGTTTGCCAGAATTCACCGTGTTTGGGACAAATTATACAAACCTTTTCGTGCATTTTTGTAAATTTCACCTTTGAATAGTCATATTCATTGCCGTGTTTGTCTTTAAATGCTTCTATAATTTCATTCGTATCTAAACCCCTACCACTACATTTTGGGCAACCTTGACCTAAAAGGTGATTCGTTGGGGTCATCCAGAAAGTTCCGTGTGTTAAGCACAATATTGGAACTTTAGTCATTGCGTTTACATAAGACTCTTTATCGTAAATATATTCACCATTATGCACAATAGATGCACGTTTAATGAAAGTATCTCCATCAGACCTAAATGTGTCTCCCCTTTTTATGTTTGCACATATAGGACATCCTTGACCTCTCACGTGACCTTGAGGAGTTTGCCAGAATTCACCGTGTTCTTTACAAATAATGCATACTTTAGTTGTGCTATCAATATATTCAACTTTTGAATAATCATATTTGTTACCGTGTCTATTCTTGGCCTTTTCTATAAATTTTGCTTTTTTGTCTAACATATTATGTTTCTTTTACCATTATAAATACTTTGCAAATATATAAAAAATATGTTAAAATGTCAAATTTTTAATAAAAAAAATTAAATTTATATATTTATTATTAAAAAATAATAAGATTAATAATAATCTAGATTAAAAAGAATAAAAAATTATGAGTGATTTACTTTTGAAAATGCCGCTCAATTACGAACCGCTCAGGAAAAATAGATGGCTTTTAAGATTTCCTGCAGATTTAGGTATTCAAGAGTGGTGGTGCAAATCAGCAGCACGTCCTAAGATTACTCAAGAGGGCAAGGCAATTGAGTTCTTGAACACTGAGACTTATGTTGTTGGACGTTACAAATGGGATGAGATGCAAGTTATTTTGAGAGACCCAATTGGGCCTTCTGCTTCTCAAGCTGTTATGGAATGGGTTCGTCTTCATTCTGAGTCTGTAAGTGGTAGACAAGGATACGCGGCTGGTTACAAGCGTGATGTTGAGCTTGAAATGCTTGACCCAACTGGTGTTGTTGTTTCCAAGTGGATTTTAAAGAACACGATGTGTACAAGTGCTGATTTTGGTAATCTTGACTATGCATCTGATGACCTTTCTGAGATTACATTGGGCTTGAGATTTGACTATGCAATTTTAGCTTACTAATTTAATTCTCAAGTTGATTTTTATTGAATGTTTGTAAATAATAAAATAGGATTCTAAATAACTAGAATCCTATTTTATTATTTTTATTTTTATTGCCATTATCTTCAGTATGGTATATTTGAGCTAGAGTCATTGGTTCTGTTGCTGTTGGTATTAATTCTTTTACCTTATCTAGTGCCAATTTTTTGAACTCATAAATTAGTGAAAGTCTTCCTTCTCTCAATACAGCTTTATCAATTTTGTTTGTTGGGCAATTGAATGTGCATACAAATTTGATTGCGAAAGCTTCTCCTATAATACCATCGGTTAGATTAAGCATTGTGTTTAGATATTGGTTTCCATTATTTCTATCAGTGAACAATTTTTCGCAATCTTCTATTATGAACACATTATTTTTATGTTCGATTAGGAAATCAAGTATTTTTGCATCACTGAATGATGTGAGCATATTGAAATCGAAATAAAGGAAATCCAATTGTGGATTATCGTTTATAAGTTTTTTGATTAACGATGTTTTTCCAGTTCCAGGTTCTCCGTGCAGCAATATCAATTCTTGTTCGTCTGAATTGACTAACTCATATAGTTTATCGTATGGGACATCATCGTTGTAATTTTTTGAAATATCGCAATCGAATGGTTTTACTTCAATAGATGTTTTATTTATCCCATAGCTTCCTTGTGTACATATTGAAAGATTTTTTTGTCTTCTCAAATTTGGAATTTCGACCAATGACTCATTTATAAAATCTTCAATTTCTTGTTTTTGTTGTTCATTATCAGTGTACACTTTTATTGTCGTGATTTTTCTTACTGCTGAACTTCTTGTGCTGTCATATGCGGAAGAAATGCTAATTAGTCCATAATCAGTGAACAAATATGCGTTCATATTAAAAAAAACACATAGGCGCATTTTATTGCACGTATCTCTAAATGAGAATTCTATTTTTGTACAGTCTGAAAGAGATTTAAGTTTAAGGTCTTTTAGTCTTTTTTGTTCTTCAACTGAGAAATCACAAAGTAGCATTTTGTTATTAGTCAGAGAGTACCTAGCAAAATATTTTTGTTTAAATTGCTTGTCGTATATATTTGCAATCAGTGTTTCAAGTGATGCAAATCCATCATCAACTTCTGAAGTGTTAATTTGCGCCTTTTCAGTTTTTAAATATTCGCAATACCTTTTATAAAACGTGTCGTAATTTTTAAACATAAT